TCCAGTTACTTGAATTGTCTTTGACATTTATTACTGCTTTCTGCCTAATGGCTTACGTGATTGCGGAAGTTCCCCAAGCGGGAGCGGTCGGGCCGAACACTGAGAATTTAGCGGTGATAGTCCCATCAGCAACCGAGAAGCCGCCGAAGATATAACCACTGGTAGAGCTTGACGAAAGTCCGAATGTAGGTTCGCCAGATTCCCAAGCGTGACGAATACCGTAATAAATACCCAGTGAAAGCGGAGTAACGGTACTCAGCGCGGACAGGTGGGTTATAACGACCGTATCCGTTGGAAAGGTAATTTGCAGGTCAGCGGTAGGATGTCCTGTCAAAAAGTTTTTGACCTGATCGCTGAATGCGGTCACGTCCACAACTTCATAATCGAGACCGACCGCGCCTACACTGTTTGCATAGGCCGAAAGATTGGTAAGTGTTCCGCTTGAATTATCAAGCCAGAATTGAGTATATTTAGTATGGGTTCTACCCGTGTTAGCTGTCATTTATATTGCTCCTTTTTATGCTCTAATAAACGCACAGGCGAACGTCGCGCCCGTCGCAGTTCCGAAAGCCAGTTGCCAGCGTAAATAACGCCTGACTGTGGCCGTAGTACCTATTGCAATCATTCCATGCTGGGGCGTGCTTGTTGCGTCAACACTTCCACTGGTTGCCCCTGATAAGTCAGCAAAAGACCCGTCCGCATTTGTGGCGGCATCTTGTACCTTTAGCGTTACCGTCCCATCACTTGAGAAAAGATGGTAGACAAATATCCCGCCTAGAGCGGTTGCCGCGCCAACGTCATCAATACCAGTGGATGAATTTACATCCTCCTCAAGTCCTTTCGCGTGTAACAGCTTTCCCCAAGGCTTGCAGTATGTAAGGGTTGAGTCAAATGACGCATTTCCAAGAGGAACAGAAACAACCGTGAAGCCGCCGCCATCTTCAACAGAATAATTGGTCTGTTCAAACTTCCACGCGAATACATGGTCGCCTACAGCGGGTTCGGCATTTGCGCCCATTGCAATCATTACATTACGAGTGCCTACGTCTTTTAATAGGGTGTGCGCTCCGCTTGCGGTTGTATCCAGAAAGGCGGAATAAGTCCCCGCCGAAATGTTGCCTTTTCCGTTGATTGAGTTCTTGACTCCATCTGACCATGCCGCGTCCAACTCTTGATCGAAATTCCAATCAAGCGCACCAATTGACCGAGAGAAGCCCGAAAGGTCTACCCCGTCAAAATAACCACGTTGATATTTAGGATGTAATCTCATTGTGCATACTCCAGGCATCTCAGCGAAAAGGTAACGCCCCAAAATTGATTACCTGCGGGGTCTTCAATCGTTCCTACTTCCGAGAGGCTTTCTAGTTTCATGTCTACAAGCCCGCTTATTGCGTCATTGCCTAAGATAGTTTCTAAAATCAGTTCCAGCTTTTGCATCAATCCAGCGTAGGGAGCGTATCCGTTTATTCCGCTTCCAATCTCGGCATACAAAAACCCGTAATTGAGAGAGTAAGAGAAATCAATCTTAGCCCCGCCGTTACTTCCAAAACTTTGAGTCTGTGGTGTGATGTTGGTTATAAAGTTTGACATCGGCACGACTAAGGGGCAGAGCATATTTGCGGAATCTGGAATTTCGTCAATGTCTTTTATGGTCACACCAGACACAGATAAGGCGGCAATACTTGCGGCTACCGTTACAGGATTAAGGGCGATTGTCATGTGTACTTCCTGTAAGTGCTGATAAATTCAGCCGCAATAGCGGGGATGTCTCTCGGCGTCAAAACAATTCCCGCCGCCGTAACTGTTTGGGTGTTGCTGTTGGATTGTCCGAACCTCCGCTTATAAGCCTGCATAGCAGTTTCTAACACCGCAGTTTTTAGCGTTCCCATAAACTGCCAGATGTAGACATTTGCGCCCGATGAATGGGCGGCGGCTGTCGAGCCGTTCTCCCCGCGTGTGTTGGTCAGGGTATTTGTTGCTTTTGCTGATACGTAGGCCAACTCTGTATCTACTTTGAGTATGTCGCCAATGGCAAAGGCCGTGCCGCTGGTAACGTCTGTCCCTGTTTCGGTTGTGTCCAAATCCTCTGCAAGAGTAGACCCGAGTAACCAAGCATTCCCGTAATAATTATGGAATCCCCAAATCCCTAAGACCTCAATCACGTCATGGAGGTCGCCCGCATTATCAGACGCCCAGTAATAAGTGGAGTTGTCTACAAGCCTGATTCCACTATACGGGCTGTCGTTACGCGGCCTCAAAGAGTACTCAGTCGAAGGGACTGTTACCCCGTCGCCATTGGTGACACTGATAACCTCTAGTAAATCCGCGTCCAGCTTCAAGAGGCGAGGGTCAACGCTTTCAGGATTCGGTACGTCATAATAACGAGTTTGCACGCGAGGATAGAAAAATCTTCCCGTACTGTCGTCAATGTACGAACTGGCAGACTTTAGAAGTTGCTCAATAACCGCATCGTCCGTGGTATCGGTACTTGAAGTCTGCCCTCGGGAAGTCACGAAGGATTTATAATCTGCAAGCGAAGCATAACTGTTAAGTGTTGTCATCTGTCAGCCTGTACCACATCACGGGGGTGTAAACCCATTCACTATAAATCATGTATTTTTCCATTTCTGCCAATCATCGCGCGGTATCACGTCTGACGGCACATAGGTATCTGCGGAGATATTCAAAACGTTCATCCCCGAACCGTGCGCCCATTGAGCGTATTCTTGCGTCCAGTGTTCAATGGGTTGATCTGCTACCGCGCCCGCATCCTCGCCCCAAAAGTGGGCGGTAGGGGCGCCCTCTTTATGTTGGATTCCTATCATTAGCACGGTGCGAAATCCCATATACATTGCAACCTGTAAAGCCGCGCCCATTACCCGATAATAGGTGATGCCCCATTTAGTGAGAGACTCTTTACTTCTGGGCGACTGTCCACCAATAAAAAGGCTTCCAGACTGACGGTGCATAAATCTATAAATATTCTCACCCTGTAAATCGTCCCAGTCGGGAGTGGGGAAGAACTTCGGCACATCCTTGTAAACCTTACAAATTTCCGCGCCGCTTTCAACTCGCAATCTTTCATCCACCCCGACATAATAAGTCGGCTTCCATCCCTGGTATTGATAAATGGAATTGACGCTAATGGACGGATAATCGAACCACTCAGGCGGGGTGTCTTTTAGGTTCGGACCAACCCCTACCAGTAGGCATGTTTGCCCAGCGTGCAGGTTATGGAAGTCTGCAATTTCCACTACAACACCCGAACATACACAATAACCGCACCAGTCTTTACAGAACCGCCCGCCGCTAATACGACCTTTATACGGCCATATACAAGCGGCTCGCAGTGGGTAGAGAGTGCTGTTCCGTCTGTGTTCAACGCCTGCAAAACGCGCGGATAAACCAATTGGTCAGTGTTGAAATCAGCCTTAACTAATATAGGCATTGACAGATTTTCGTTTTCGCAGGTTATAGTAACGTCCACACCATCGGCAAGGTCGCCATCAACCAATTGCACGGCATACACACTACCAACTGCGGACTCACCGTACTCAGTAGCTGCGCCCGCTGTGTCGGTTGTAAGTGATACTTTTATAGCCTTTATCATTGACGGCCTCGCTTGCGTGACACATGCACGCTCTCAACGGGTGGGACTTCAACGGGGGGAACTTCCTCAAATTGCGGGGTATTCTCTGAGTTGGTCGTACCGTGCGCCACATAAACGGCGCGGTTTTCTTTCACCAATAGGTCCGCCGAAAAATCAGTCAATTCGGCTTCCTGGTCTTTTTTGTAAAAGACTTCATTGGTTTCTTTTCCCTGAAAGTCCTGCAAAAATTTTACTTTTGTCATGTCCAATCCTTCCATTTTCCGCGAGGAATTACGTCCTCGGCTAAGTATGTTCTTTCGCTGATATTTAGTACAGTTACACCGCGCTCTTTCATTCCACTAACTAAAATTTTGTATCCATTTACCCAATCACTAAGAGGGACTTGATTCGGCATTCCAGCATCTTTGCCCCAAAAGTGGGACTGTCCGTCATCTGGTTTATGGTGTACTCCAATCATCAGTAAAGTTGTAAAGCCCATCCAGTAAGCCAGTTGCATGGCGACGTGCATAACATTGTGATAAGTAATGCCGTCCTGCAATGTCTCAGGCTTCCAGCCATCTTGCAAATCTTTGGCTAAGTGGTTGAAAATTACAAAGTTTTCACCTTGCCAATCCTTCAACCCAGACGGGATAAACTTGTAAATGTCCTTGTACTTCTCTGCAATATCTTTGCCGAATTCGCGCATCAGGCGATTGTCAACGCCTGTATAATATTTCGGTTTCCAGCCTTCGTACTTGTGTATTGTATTCATTCCGAAGGCTGGATAGTTGAAAAGGAACGGCGGGGTTAGTGATAAATTCGTACCATTCCCTACTAGTAAAGCGGTCTCGCCTTTGTGGATGTCTCTAAAGGCTAGATAGTCCATTAGGGTTTAGGCAATAACAGAACATGAACAAAATACTGCCCGACTTCCGTACTAGCTACGCCAGTATGACGCACCCAAAGGGTGGTATTAGCGGGGAGGTAATCAACGGCAATGGTCGCCGTAGTGGTTGCGCCAATAGCTTTTGCGGCTTCAAGAGCGGTAGCGGCTACAAGAGTCGCGCCGCCAGCGGCAACACCTAACTTAAAGTTGGCAGAGGCCGCGCCCGTGGTGTCAGTCGCTTCGGAGTAGATAGCGCGAACATCCATCAGGTAACAATCAAAGGGGAAGTTACCGAGTTGATAATCAACGGTTGTACCTGCGCCGTTATCCACGTTATACGCGGCGGGGGTTGCCAAATGAATGAAACGCTGATTACCACGTCCAATATAGGGGAATTTGTTAGCCATTATGTTTTTCCTTTGCCTCGCCCCTTCCGCTTGGCGTGAACTACGTTACGCGGAAGGGGGTCAAGCTGTCATATCGGAAGGGCGATTACACGCCCACGTTGTAAGTGATAGCCGAAGCCTCAGTGTCACGGTACGCCATACCCCAACGAACAAGGGCGACGATTTCCCATGCATCAGCATTCGCAATGCGGGTGGTTTCCATGGTCATGCGGCGTTTGTAAGCCTGCTTCCATTGGTCAAAGCGAACGGCGAGAATTGAGCCAGTCGTATTGTTTCCAACGGTATCAATGTCAACCTTTCCGCTGGTGTTTGCCTTGCGGACGGATGAATTGCGGTGCATCTGGTACGAAGGAATTACGTCATAGCCAAAGGCGCGGCGCAAGAAACCATTTTCAAAAGTAGCGCCTGAGTAAACATCTTTGGTGAGTGCTTCGGGGAGACTCATTGCGGCGTAGTGAGTGGCGAAGTCAACGATGAAGCCAACCTTTGTCGGGTCAGCACCAGCGAGACCAGCAACGCCCAGAAGTTTTAGCGTATTGATAAAATCGCTCACAACAAAACCACCAGCGGCTGAGCGGCTGTTTGCGGTATTGGTCACGAGGGCCAACTTACGGAAGCCATCAAGCAGAAGGAACACATCGGTAGCCGCAGGAGTACCAGCAATATCATTGATATTCTTGTTAGCGGAGGTCTCGACATCACCATCTACAGCAACGTGTTCGAGGATTTCAGCACCACTAATCATCAACTGCTCGCGCAACTGGGGAGCGAAGGCAATAAGGGAATCTTCGCCCATTTCACCAGTGTACAAAACGCGGCTTCCGAGCTTGCCAACGGTCAACTGTTTGGTAGCGGTGGCGGCCTGCGAAGCGGTGATTGTCGCGGCAGGGACTTTCAGGGTAGCATCGGAGGCGGTGGCCTCAGCGACTTTGTACCAGGTGGGGTCGGTGGATTCAAGCGGGAAATACTTGCTTGAAAAACCATCGGGGATGATGTCAGCAGGCACACGAGAAAGCAAAGTGCTTGCCGCACGGATTGAACGCCACAACTCGGATGAGTAAGCAGTACCAACCCAATCAGAACCGATATTCGAGCCGCCTGTATACATCGGGTCAGTAGCGGCCTTTACAGCGGCTTCGATTTCATTCATGGAAATACCGTGATTTACAGCCGCCTTGAATGAATTACGGATGTAGTTCAAGGATTTCTTTTCTTCCTTGTCATCCTCGTTCTGTGCTTTGAGTTCGCCAATCTTGAGGGCGAGGGCTTTGAATGCCCCACCACTAACTGGCTTGTTTTGTGAATTGAGGGTATCAATCACAAGCGCGGTTTCAACAACATCCAAATCGTTATATTTGGAGGTGTCGTTGTATTTGCTCTGATAAGGAGCATCCACAAACTGAAGGCGGCGGCTCTTGACCTGTTCGGCCTTTACAGCCTCGGCAACGGCTTCATTCTTTTCGCGCTCAATGCGGGCGTCGTTTTCGGCTTCGGCCTTGACAAGCTGTTCTTGTGCGGTAATCTGCGCTTGCAGTTTTACAGCCTTCTTGTTCAGGGCTTCCAGTTTTTCAACTTCTTCATCGCTCATGTCATCGCGGCCAATAAAGGATTTGAGTGCAAGGCGGGTTTCGTTCAATTGCTTCAAAAGTTCGTCCATTTCATAGCTCCTATTTTTTAGATAATATTTTCTTGGCTTGTGCTACTGCTTTTTGTACCCTCGCCCGCTTCGCCGCTAAATTAGCCTCTGGTAAAACGTCGTCAGGTGTTATCACAGGGAAGGGTAAGCCCGCGTCCCTGTAAATTGCTTTCATGGCTGGGAGTGCAATCGCTGAGTGATTGGCGGGCTGAAAGTTTCCATTACCTTTTTCCCATAACGAGAATCCCGCCAACGGCCAGACTGCAATACGCCCAGGTTTGTTTTTTTCGTAGGGTATCAACTTTCCCCCTACATCCAACCGCGCTAAGTGGGCGATGGAGTCAGACGATACGGCTACTAATCCCTTCCATGCCGCATCCATAATATCCTTAGCCTGTTTTAGTGCTTTGTTCAAAATTACCCGAATATACCAACCATCGCCGCGCTTTTCCAAAGAACCAGGCACAGAATCCCCTACAATCACGGGTTTACTTTCCAATCCCTGCGCGCCTTGTTTTACGCCGTGCTGGTAGATTACCAGCGGGGTAGTAAATGCCCCCTGCATGATGTCGGTATTTTCGTCGAACCACTGACCGTCTGAGTCTTTGGTAAACGGTAGGACTCTAACGTCTAGTTCCCAATCTCCAACGGCTTTGATCGCGTCTGTCATAAATCTCCATAAACGAAAAGCGGCGCGTCAACTCTCTTTCGAGAATCAACGCGCCGCCTATTGGCCTATCTGCGCTTTGCTTACATGCCCTTTCGCCGTATCGCGTTACCCGCGCCTGTGGCTATCTGGCAGTAAACTAAATTGTGCTTTCTTTTATCACGGATTCGGTTTTCTTGCAAGCCTACTTTTCAATTTTGCTCTATAAATATTTACAATAAAGGCGTAGACAGGCAACACAATTACCAAACTTATTATAATAAACAACCCTACCGCCTGCCTCACTTCTTGTATTCCGATTGCGTAATTTAGGCATGTGACGAATTCCATTGATTATCCTTTCTTGTCCAAGTACTTCTTTACCGCCGCCCGTCCTGCTCGTATTGCGGCGGGGAGATTCTTTGCTACAACTTTAGCAACTGTCCACCAGCCCGCCTTCCCCAACTGCCGCGCCTGTCGTTTATCATGGCGTGTCCAGTATCCGCCCGCTGTGTCATTCACTAAGCGGAATGAATAGTTCTTACCTTTTTCCTGCGGGGTGTATGTCCATGCCTCGGTGGATTTTCCTGTACGGTTATTCTGTCCAGGGTTGATTTTACCAGAGTGTAACGCCCAAAAGAACCAGCGTCTTTGTTTGTCGGTAAAGAATGTAAAGCCATAAGCAGACTTGCGACTAACATACTTGTACGGCTCGGGGTGTCTAAGTCCGCTCTGCGAGTCACCTACCAGCCAATCGCTAATGGCCTTCAACGCGACGAAGGTAACGCCACGAGGGAGAGAAGCGATGTACTTCTTTACCTTTTCAAGATTGCGAATTGGGAATTTTATCTGCATTATCAGCCCACAATCTTCTTAATTCGGTCGTAAGCGTTTCGGCTGCGCTTCTTGTCTGTCGCTCTGCGCTCACAGTCGCACCGCCAACCGCCACAAGAAAGGTAATCGTTGGGCGGATTCTTTGGGTAAACGTTTAGTGCGTTCCATTCACTCGCAAGGGCGACAATCCCATTTAGAGCGGCACACTCGGGACAATGTTGCTCCGTCGCTCCGAGTATCCATTCCTCACGGCCTCCGTTATTCAGGGTGATTAGGCTCGTAGCGTTTTCGTATGCCGTATTCCACTGGCCCGCCCATAACTCAGCGCGTGAGAATAACGGCTCTATTGGATCGCCATTCGTTCTGGCAGTCATAATGTCGGTAAAGAATTGATAAGACCAGCTTGTATTGGTCTGCTCGGCTATCATATCAACCAATGATTCTTCGAGATAATCAGGCAGGGCGGCGGATGTATTGTCATCGTCCATACCCTCATTTATCCACGCTGTATTATAGGCATTCCGTAATTGCCCGCCGATAATAGAAGCCATGCGGTCAGTAAATCCGCTTGTGCTTACTCTGCCTTTATAGGTATCCTGTACGAGTACCTGTATCTTTGACAGCATGTCATCATAGGATTTATAAGCATCCGACCGCATCGCGCCAAAGTAAATAAATCTAGCCCTGTCTGTCAGATAAGGCAGAACGTCAGGGACTAGCTTTACCGCCTGAATCACTAAACTATTTAGTCTCACTCTGTACCGCCTTGTTGATTGCTTCGGCTAATACTAGGATGTCACTTTTATTCTTTGCGGAAAATACCCTGCGGACATCGCCCTCAGACTTACAAGCAGGCAAAGCGGATTCGATCTGCTCCCGTAAATACTGCGGGATTACATCGCTTTCAAACGGCACGAATTGCCCGATTTTCTTCAATGCCTTACGTTGCCAGCGGGCTAAGTCTGCCTTAACTGGCTCTTGTGCGTCGTTATTATTTGGCTCTGTCTGTGGTAGCTCCTGCATTGGTTTATCAGGCGTCACGTTATTCACAACGGCGGGCGGGGGTGGTTCAGGTTGTCCGCTTGTCTGTGTAATCTGCGAGGGTAACAAATCGTCACGCTCATCGCCTAACGGGTCATCGCCGTAGTATTCCTCTCGGACTTCCTTTACCGTGTGGGTGCGCTCGAAGGCTTCTTGCTCACGCATCTCTAAATCTTTATCGGTGACTCGAATATCCTCAAACCTGCCTATAAGTTGACGGCCTCCGTATAGGGGGAGGATTGAATTGGTTATCTTTTCGGCCATCATTACATGGGTCGGGTAGACTTCCAATTCGTTGAACGAGGCACGGCCAACAACTGAATTGGCTTGTGTGGCGTTCTCTGACAGCATCGTATAACTTCCCTTTGCAATTGCCGTCATTATTTCTTCCTTGTTCGCCCTACGTCCTGCGAGAAATTCCATCTCACGCTGAGATACAGAATTTTGTAACCACTGGACGCCGCCTTGACCCACACCCCGAAGCATGAGAAGCTCCCTAGACTTTGACGCCTCGCGGGTATCCTCTTTTATCTTGTTCCACGTAGGATCGGCTACCATCTGTTCAAACGTCAGGATACCAGGCAGGCGGGCGTTGTTTTCCCTGAACAACCTTGTATTCCAATCCTGCATACCTAAATCACCCTGAGCAACTAAGGCGATTGACTCAATAGCAGACAGTCCGATAAACCTTGAAAACGGATTGAACCGCTTAAAGTGTACAATCTCATGCGGCTCTAAAAAGATTTCACGCCCGTTTCCTGGGTAATAGATGTACCCCTTTAGGTACATCTTTTCATCAGGGACAGGGGTTATCATCTGCGAGGGGATAAACCACATTTCGTCAGGCTTGCTGTATTCGTCTTTTTTATTCAGCCACCAATAGGCGTTACCCGTAAGTTTGAAAAAGGCGATAGTAGCATACAGGAATTCATACCGCGAATCCATGTCATTAGGCCGCGATAACAACAACTCGAATTCGTGGTTAGGGATGTCTTTCGGCTCTTTCTCGGAGATTACCCGAAGCACATCGAACGGGGTAAGCGCACCAGCAGAGGCCACAAGGTCAACGGCTAACATCACCCATGACAGTTTTCTGTATAGGTCGGCTTGATTTCCATACACAGACGGGTCGGGGAGATTGAACTTTTCAGCCTCCGCCGTTTCCAATTGCCACCGCTCAAAGGTCGGCATTGTGGCTTTTAGTGACTCGATTTCTTTCAAAAGTTTATTGTGTTCCGATTGTGATACAAGTCCGAATATTGTCATTTTTTACCTCATATAAAATCGATTAGCTTGCTTACGTCTGGTATGCTTATTTGCCATAACGCTATTCCGCACGCCATTACAATATCATCGTGCCCGTCACCCTCTGCCGCCAATCTCCACGCGCCACTAGGCAACTGTGAAGATACAAACGTGTTGAACTCGTGCTTCTGTACTGGAATGTCTAACAGCTTCCAGCCTTGATGTAATAGCTCATGCATGTTGGACATAATGCCCGCTTTGCTTTCGTTCGTGGTGTCGAAAGGTTGGGCATATACTCCTATGTCCCGTAGTGCCTCGATATTCACCGCGCCGATACTGTTACGCTCTGCGAGGACGGATTCCAAATGCCACTTGTCGCACATCTGCTTTATACGATTGCGCTGTTCTGACCATTCCGTTTTATTGATGTGCAATAAATCTACCTGTTGACGGGTGGTCTTATCGAATACGGGCATGGCGGTAAAGTCAGTCTGTCCAAAGTCTAAACCTGCTATGTATTCATGCCCCTCGATATACTCAGCACCAGCGGGGGCGGTAAACACTCCCGATAAATCACCGAAGTAACTATTACCCGATGTGAGAAAACAACTAACCACATCTTCGGGATATTCCTGAATAAATAGCCTTCCTAATTCTCTTACCTTCTCGCGTCGCCATAAAATCTGCTCAAACGACAACCCATGTTTTTCTACCAAATTACTTTCTTCGTCTGAATATGTAATCTTTACGGTATCATCACCAACAGCTATTTTGTAATTTTCATCCCACCACCACGGATAAAAGTGTAATTTCCATACACTATCGCCGCCTAGTGCCTCCATGCACTTATCATAAAAAAATCCCTGCGCGCCGTTCGGGGTGGACTCTAGCGTTACCTGTGGGCTTCCGCCTTGCATCGCGCCAGCTACAATCCGCTCAGCGTCTTTCCAGAACGCAACCTCAGACCCGTGTAACTCAGTGTATGTGTCACCGCGCCCCGTTTCCAGATTACCAGCGGTCGCAATCGTGGCGGTTGAGTCAAACTCAGGATACGTGGCGAGGGTTGCATTAGCGTATTTCCGTTGCGGCTGAATGCTCCCAAATTTACAGTGTTCATAAAACCGATCTGCCATGCGTCTAAGTTTCTGTGTAGTTTCCGCATCGTGCGCCAGCGTGATTGTGGTCTGTGTGCTAGTGACGGTACGGCGGAACATTTCGCCTTGTACGTATGTGGAAAACCCAAGTTGCCGCGCCTTTAGAATGAGGTCTCTACCTGTACGGTTCGCGTGGAAATGTGCCTGGGCTTTATTCCATCGGAAGGGGATTAGGTTTTTGTCCTTGTCCAGTATCCGAAGGAACACACGCGCAAAGTCGCTAGGACTCTGCGCTATCTTTCGCGGACTTGTCATTGGTATCCTGTTCGATAAACTGCGCCCAGCCTATCGCCTTCCCATCGCTGGTTATGTCGGAGTGCTCCGTCAGTAACTTAGGGTCAAGCACCTGCAAGGCCAGCTTATTATGGGCGGGGTTGCGGGATGTCCACAACTGGCGGAGCATGGCGTCAAGGCGTGTCATCTCCGTTTCATCTTTGCCTATCAATTCGGCGGCTATTTGGCGCATGTGCTTACGCATTAGCAGCGTGTCTTTTGGCACGCCCTTTATATTGCGGCGCGGGTCAAAGCCTTTAGCAAACGCCTTGCCGCGTGGCTTGTTTTGCAGGGATTCCGCAGTATTTTCGGGGTTTGTCATAGTTTCCTAGTAAGGTAAGGCGACTGAAATCCTAGTCTATTTCTTGGATACCTTTGCGATAATCCAAGACCAAATAAATCCGCCTGATACTTTTGCGGCAAATTGAGCAAGCACAATCAACGGAAGAAAGCCGCCGAAAGCAATGGTCGGAAATACAAGGCTATCAGCCATAGCCGAGAAGATATTACTACCGTTGACACGTACCATCCATTTTTTATCATGGAGGTATTGATAAACAATCGCATCCACAAGCCCCGCCACACCAAAGGCAGCAAGCGAAGCAATTGCAATCATGCCAGCGTTACGGTTGAGCAGGTAAGAGATACCCGAACCGAGAGCGATAAGCGCGAACATTTTAAACCAAAGGTAACGCCCCTGCCATGCGTCATGGAGTTTATCACGGGCGGTCAGGTCGAGCCCGATAAAAAGGAACGCATTAAGAATTGAGGCGTAAGCCCCAAAATATGCGCTGGACAGGTTTGCCAGTACTGCGGCGAGGAGGTACATAAATACATAAATCATCAGTTTTTTATCCTTATTTTTATACGGTTGGTCTAGGGGAAACAACCGCCTTACCTTTGAGGGTGTTTAGTTTTTCCACATACGCCAGTATTGTTTCGGCGTTGTGCTTCCAAATCGGTATTACTCTTTCACTATTTCCTTTTTTAGTCAAAAAAACATCGTCAGGTATCAAGCCTTTTATTTTGTGCCATTTATCGCGGGAGTAAGACCGCATATTGTTACCTTCAAGCATATATACAATGCTAAATCTTCCGCCTGTGTTCCACGCCGTGCTATCGCATGTGTCCCAATCAAAGTATTTCATAATCTTCGCGCTGGTCAATGCGAAGCCGTGCATTTTACAATCTGGATTTATACGCTCCCTGTGCCTAAAGACTTCTACAAGCCAAGCAATTATTTGAGGCTGTCGAAGTTTAGAGCCTGTCACGCCGAGGCAAAGATAATCATTTTTTAGTAATTCATCCAGCCAATCAAAAGGCTCGTTTGTGTGAAATACGGGGATAGGGTCTAATCCCTTCCCGCGCATATAATCAAGATTTTTAGCCGTGCCTTTCCAGTCACCAATACAATCTAATTGTGCTATCTTTTCAAATTTTGCGCCATGCTCTTTTATAAAATCACAATAAGCCTGTATATCTATATTTGCGCCGCTGTGCATGGCTGAAAATGCGCCGCTATCTAAAAACGCGCTTCCTCCATTATCTAAGCACCAATCCACTTTATACATACACTTCTTTGATAAAAGATAATAATAACTATATAAAAAATTGTACCCGTTATTTTTATCAAATGCGCTCATGGCTATCGCACCAGTTGTATCAATTCCCGCGAGATATAAGCGCATCAAATTTCTCCGCATCGTCAACGCCTGCCATGTCCTTCATCAAGGCGTTGTATTTTGTAAATGTATCGGGGTGTACTTGTACCCGTATCATGGGATAAAAATCCCGCTCCCCCGTTTCGCCGTATCTCTCTTTGAGTTCGTCAAGGGTCGGGATATATCCACCCATCCCCTCCACAATCCCCGCGAGTATGTTATCCTCTGCTTTCAATGCCTGCATAGCAGGGTCAGCCATGACAGCGGCGAGGATGTCAAGGTCGGGGTTGTATGACTGCTTTCCTATCTCGTTATCTTCCAGCCCTAGCGCGATTGCCTCGGGGCTATTCGGCTCTAAGTCATCGCGCACCACGTTTACAATTTGATTGCCTGTTACGTGGACATTCACAACCTCGGTAAATCCTGCGCTAACCGCTTTCTCTAGTGTGAAGTTTCCCGCCATTACTACGGGGATTTCCACACCCTTACCAGCGGAGGCAATAGAACGAAAAGCCCCGCGTTTCCGTAGGGAGTTTTCAAGCAGTCCGCCGCCCCGTTGGGTGTGCTTGTTTACGTTCAGCGGGTCGGTCGTTGCGCCTTCCTCGATTGGTAAAACTTCAACTTTTGGGATTGTCATTTCTTCCTACACTTGACGCACTTCCTGCGCGGTTTGGGTATCCTGGCCCCGCATCGGCAGAGGGTGAATTTACTCATCATTTACCTTTTGTGAAATATTCGATAACCATTCCCAAAGCCTGCTTGTACTGTTCTGCGGTCAGGTTGGGATTTATGGAGTATGTACCGTCATCGTAGATGGTAAGCGTTACGTCTCCATTAATGGAGACAATAAATTCAATTCGCCTTATAGTCTCGTCAAATCCTTCGATGACGATAGGCGTACCGTCTGCATAAAAAATATCACCACTCATGTCTGTCCTTTCTGACTTTTGCGCCGCTTCAATAATCAGCCTCACACACTCTTCAATCACAGACTCGGCAGGCAATTCCACAGGGGGAATCCGCCATTGCAAAAACTTGCGCTTGATTAGTGTTACGGACTGCCTGATTAGTTCATCGTTAGACATACCACCTCGGCACACGATCACCCGCCATCCTCATAGTACACCTGTAAAATGTGTCACGTTGCCAGTTACGCAGGTAGATGTACAACCATACGCAAATCAACAGGGGAATGAGTATCAGCGTAAATCGTTTCATTGGCGGCATTATATCACAAATAGACAAGCATCTATAATTAGAACAAAAGTAGAACACCAGATTAGAGTTTTGAAATTGGCCTGTAAAATGCTTGACATCCTAGACAATATGATATATACTCTATTCATTGATACACAATAAACCAAACAGGAGAAATAAAATGAACACAAAACAGATAGCAACCGACATCCTCAATCAATTAGGTGGAAATAAGTTCTTAGCAATGACGGGCGCGAAAAACTTGGTAGCACTTGAAAACGGACTGCAATTCTCTTTCAAAGGCTCAAAGATTGCCACAAATTGCGTAATCAAGCTAGGCGATACATTCCTAACCAGCGACTTATACACCGTTGAATTTTGGAAGATAAACGCCAAAGCTGGAACATGCACAAAAGTGGCAGAGTATGAGGGGATTTATAACGATATGCTCCAGAGCCTTTTTACAGAAAATACGGGACTTGACACCCGCCTCTAACCCCTCCCCCACGCGCCCGCCGCCCCGCTTTGTAGGGCGGCACGAAAGGACACACGACAATGAATGAAACAACAAAAGCATTTGAAGCAGGTTTTAGAGCCTACCGCGAGGCGTTCGACCATTACGACGACTCAGACGACACAGTGGAAAACTCCCTCGCTTGGCGCATGGCGGAATACATCAAAGACAATCCAGACACCCAAGCCAAGACCATCGAACGGCTGGCGGACGCCCTCGAATTTGCGCTGGCTTATGCAGACACAACCGATCAGGCGCAACCAAATTGGCAAAAGTACACCGCTAAACGCTGGCCTAATGGCTTGAATGTTGGACAATTGCATGATGCCCTCACCTCCGCCCGCGCTCTGTTGGCAGAGATACGGGGGACAAAATGACAGAACGCGGATTAAAGGAAAAGAATGCTAAAGCCCGCAAGCCCTACAACCGCATCCTCCCCACCGCGCCCCGCAGAGGCCGCCGATCCGTACCCTTTGAAATCATCTACCGCCCAGGTATCAAAAAGGACATGGACGTGATCGAACACCTCTTGTCCCTCCGCGCCTATAAAGAAAACGTCACAGGATTCATAACAGAAGCTATCCGCGAACATATGAAAGGAAAATAAAATGACAAGTATTTGGCTACCACTGGAAATCGGAGCAGGCCACATCACAAAGACACTACAGGATGCCCAGCGAATCGCAGTACAACTAAACTGTGGAGTCACGTTCAACATCAACGGAGTTCAGCTCTATATAACCCCCGATTCCGACCTTGAGAAAGTTCAAAAAGAATACGGCGATCAAGTTACCGCGCCTTCCCACGATTACGCTTCCTAACCCCCCGCCCGATCAGCTTCACCCTCGTTTGTATCCCATTGTATTTCCTTACACCAGTATTCAACACCTTCTCTATCCTCTCCCTAAGATACACAGGGAGAGGATATTTTATAACGTCAGCCAGTAAAGACAAAAGATAGACCCTCTCATTGTTGCGGTCTATCTCTTTTTTACAGTCAATACAAAGTTCATTATCGACCGTAAGATTATCGCAGTTGTAGCACATTACACATAAACTATTTCATCACGCCCACCCAGCAACATCGGGGCATTTACCTTTATTTCGCTTTTCGCGCTTACGTCTATTGTCCTTGCCCCGATGCTGTCCAACTCAGCCGCCGCCACTCTATGACCAAATCGGGTTTTTAGTTGCCAGGGAGACAAGATAATGCCGTGAATGGTTCTATCCTTGCGGGTGAATGTGTCATAAACGTTTCGATGATAATGCCCGCTTATAATCACATCGGGGATTCTACGCCCATCTTCTAAGCAACTAAAATAAACGTTCCTCATGTAGTTGTGTAAAGCGTTTCCCTCATTCAGCCCTCGCCCAGCAGATGCACCCTCATGCAGGAACCAGAACAAACGCCCGTTTATATCCAGAGGCAGGAAGTCATAAACAGAATCACCGTTCGGCAAAGTCTCAGCCCCTAAAGTCTCAGCGATGGAGTCCTCCTCATCCCCGTCGTGCGCCTCCGTGCCTTGACCGTAAAAGAGTAAGTCTCCCTTTTGTTTGTCAAACCCGATCTTGTTTAGAAAATACTGCATTAGCCAGACATGGACGTTTATCTGTTCGCCTATATTGTGCGTAGCTAGTTGCAATGTTCCGTGATGTTTGCCGTCTATTGCATCCCCATTACCCACCACCACGAACCGATTATTTCCCCGCTCGTTTTTTATGTTTTCAGCACACGCTGAAAAGTGCTTAAACATTGCATACTGTTTGGCACTCGGCATGTATGTACCATGCTTGAATTTCCACCCGCCATTCTCCCCTGTCATCTTCTTATGTGGGGGAAAGCCTAAGTCCTCCCCGTTGTAATATGGGAAAAGAGCCGTTGATCCGCCTGTGTGAAAGTCACTAAGGGGAATCACCTTTACGCCTTTTTCCTCTTTACGGAATAAGCTAAATGGGTTGAGCATTACGCCTCTATTCTCATTTTGTGTAAATCATTGTGATTACTCGGAATACTATATCCCCCATCACGAGTAAGAATAAACTATTCAGTTTTGCATCCCACGACAAAACGCGGTCTCTAATCGCGTTGAATCCTGGCTTGCCATTTCCTTCTATGTTTTCTTTTATCTTTATAATGTCCTCGTCCAGATGGGCACGAGCGGCGGCGTTTATTTCGTTATCGTTCTGACGCTTTATCAATAAATCTAGCTTTTCATTTAGTTCCTGAAATTCTTGCGCTGATACACTGACGGTTTGTTTTGTGTTCGGCATATACGATTCCTTTAAAT